TGAAGGATGCCCTGAATTTTTTGCGAATAATATACTCGTGCATAATTGCCGTATCCACCACGTCGGAAACTTTCCGGAGTTAGAGGACCAACAATGCGAGTGGGTACCAGGGGAAAAGAGCCCTGATAGATTGGATGCATTAGTCTGGCTTGTCTATGAATTATTACCGGATATGTTTGAAGGTAATAATATCGAAGGACGTAGCGCCGGAAGACGGGCAACTGCAGGACAGGACTGGTAGAATGTTTATAAAAATATATTTGACTATGAATAAATTTAGTGTTATGCTGTAAAAAATAGAATAAGTGTGTAGAGCTCCATCTTTAGAGGGCCAAGATTCAGAATGTTTTTTGACATTCTTACTTGGTCCTCTTTTTTTTGTTTTAAAGGATGGGTTATGAGTATAAAAGATATATATCAAAATACCAAAGAAGCTATAAAGAAGATGTCAAAGCCCAATATGGGTGAGATGTCCAGCTCAGGGAATAACATCTGGGGCATCGGCAATCTTCCCATATATAACCCTGATGATCTAGTGGGAAAAAAGGGATTAGATATCTATCGGACCATGCAGAAGCGAGACGGCCAGATTAAAGCTATCTTTATGCTGAAAAAACATGCCAGGCTTTCTACTCCCTGGAATATAAGGCCGGAAGACGAAGAAGATCCGGACGCAGTGAAACAGGCCGAATTTATAGAGCATTGCTTTTCTGAGATGAAGGGAAATATAAATAATACTTTGCTTAAAATATGGAATGCTTTGCGGGATGGTTATTCGGTCTCTGAATTAAATTATAAGATCATCCCGGATGGAGAGTTTAAGGGGATGATCGGAATCGATAATATTAAGGTCCGGAAAGCAAAGAATTATGGCTTCTCGTGTGATGAACATGGGAATATCAAAGAAGATGGCCTGATCGAAAATAATAATACACATCTACCAATAAACAAATTTATTCTCTTTTCCTATAACCCTAATGACGACGACGCAGACAGCTTATACGGCGAATCCGATTTCAGGGCAGCCTACCGCTATTATTTCAGCAATGATATTATCCAAAGATTTTGGAATGTATACCTGGAGAAATTCGGCCAACCTACTGTTATAGGCCGTTATGAATCTGGCACACCTAAAACAAAGCAGGATGAATACCTTGACATATTAAAGACCATTCAAACTGATACGGCTATAGTCATGCCTAAAGGACTGGAAGCGGACCTATTAGAAGCATCTAGAAAAGGGGATGCAGGATATAAAGGGGCTTTTGATACGAATAATACCATGATAGCCAGATCATTATTGGTAGGTACTCTCTTAATGGATTCGGGTGAAAAAGGTTCATGGGCTCTCTCCAAGACTCATTTTGATATCTTCATATACATCCTCGATTACCTGGGAAACGAGACTGAGGATACCATCATCCGGGAGCAGATCATAAAACGGTTAATAGACTTCAACTTCCCCAAACCTAAATATCCCTACTTTAAATTCGAATCGCTCATTAAAGATGATCAAAAAGGCAAAGCTGAAGTAGCCAAGATATTGATTGATGCAGGGTTGATCAATCAGGAAGAGGAATGGGTCCGGGAGTTCTTAAAGATCCCAGCCAAAGAAGAAGGGATAGTTTTACCACAACCAAAGCCTGCAGGCGGGGGGTTTATAGAGAAGTATCAAGCCAATCTATCAAGGCAGCCTAATCAGTATGAAAAGAAATGTAACTTTACCAGAATCATCAAGAACTTAGATTATTTCGAAAATACAGCAAAAGAAGAACTTGCAGAGATTTTATCCTGGCAAAAAGATGCCCTTATAAAATCGATAACCAAAGCAAAGATCATGGAATCCCAGAATGCCCGTGAAGTGGAGAAATTGCAGTTATCTTATGTAGGTGATTTCCGAGATTGTGTCAAGAAGTGGCTGCAGGAGTTATTTAGATACGGTATGAGCGAAGTAGAAAGCGAATTGAAAATTAATAAATATGTAGGGTTACCTGCCGAGAAGGCAATGCAATACCTAAAAAATAAGTCCTTTTGGATTGCCGGAGTAATGAGAGATACGATATTGAAGGAAGCCAAAGGAATATTATACACCGGTATGAAGAATGGTTCGAATGCTACGGAAATGATATTTTTATTGGATCAGCTTTTTAAGAAATATATAGGAACTCCCGGTGTAGAAACCAGAAAAGGAGTATTATTAACTCCCTATCATTTAGAGAATGTGGTCAGGACCAACCTTTCAGACGCATACAACCAAGGCAGGCAGGACATGATGGAAGATAAAGATGTAAAAGAGATCATGGCCGGAGAATTGTTCTCAGCGATCCTGGATGACCGGACTACCGAGATCTGTGCAGCTCTTGATGGTCAGGTATTTATATACGGTGATCCGGATATAGCCAGATTTACGCCACCTTTACATTATAATTGTCGTTCACAATTGATCCCAGTGACCAAATATGAGACCTTTGAACCTATTAACCCTGGATTGAAAGCTCGGGCTTTACCCATGAAAGGGAAGGATTTTATAGAAAAGATAAAAGGAGATGATTAATTATGCCGTATAAGATAGAGAACCCTCCGGAGAAACTAAAGAATATGCCGAAAAAGGCACAGGAGATCTGGATAAAAATATTCAACAGTGCTTTTGAAACCTATAAAGGCAGAGATGATCAAGAGGCATTGGCCAATGCTACTGCTTGGGCGGCTTGCAAAAAAGCTGGATGGGTAAAAGACAAAGAAGGTAATTGGATAAAAACAGATCATAGTACCTTGACTGCTATGGAATTGGCTATATGGGAAGCATTTACCCAAACCTATGAGCTAAAAGATATAGAGGTATTTGCTACCGGTAAATGGAATGGCCACGAAATAACCGATAAGGATCTTGATGACATCGTAAACAATACTAATGAGATTATCGATAAGTTAAAGCCAATGGTGAAATTAGGCCATGATGACAAACAAAGATTATTGCAAAATACCGGTCTGCCTGCCGGTGGTTGGATCACTAAGCTAAAGAAGGTCGGAGATAAGATCTTAGTGAACATTAGAGAAGTGCCAAAGGTCTTATATCAATTAATCCAAAACGGAGCATATAAGAGAATAAGCTCGGAAATATTAAACGACTATACCGAACCTTCCACAAAGAAAACATATAAAAAAGTCTTATCTGCTATCGCATTTTTAGGCGGTGATCTCCCTGCAGTAACCAACTTAAAGGATATAGCAGCTTTATTCGATAGCGATGAAGATGAAAAGGCTCAAATAATCATATATCAAAAAGCAGAAGAATATAAATGTGAATGTATTGAATGCGGTTATAAGATGACTAGCGATAAGCATTGTAATGAATTAAAATGTCCCGAATGTGGCGGGCAAATGAGAAGGGTCGAACGTCCCGGGCCGGGGCAACCACATATAGAAAAATCTAAAGAAAGGAAGGTGTATATTATGCCATCGGGTATTAAGGTCACTGAATTAGAAGGAAAGAAATTCGTAGCTGTAGAGGATTACGAGAAATTAGAAACCGATAAGGATACTGTAGACAAAGAGAAGAAAGTAGCAGAAGAGTATAAAGCAAAATTCGAAGCTGAGCAGAAAAAGGCAAAAGAGAAAGATGATGAGCTTGCCAAAATCGTAGCTGAAAAAAGGTCTACTGAGATTAAAACCTTTATCGAATCCAATTGCTCTGAATCCACTATGCATTTTCTTCCGAAACAGAAGGAAGTTTTAATGGCTCTCATGGAGTCCACTTCCGATGAGAAGAAAATAAAGTTTACGGAAGATAAGAAAGAGACTGAACTTTCACAGCGGGAATTATTGGGTAAATTTATCGAACTGCAGCCCAATTTCTCTGACTCCATTTTTGCCGAATTGAGCAAAGGAGAAGAGGAAAAAGAAGGCGATAATAAATTAAGCCCAGAAGAAAAGAAAGTCCAGAAATATATGGCTGAAAATAAGGGCGTAAGTTATCGAGACGCTGTTTTAGCTGTTTTGGATTCAACCGAAGAAAAGAAGAAATAATCTTCAAAAAATAATAAATGAAAAGAGGTGTTAGATATGAGTCAGGCTGTAGGTGCCCTTGACATAACTTTAGTTTGCGGTGCAACAACCCTTGCTGCACAGCAATATCATTTTATTACACTCCATACCGATGGTACTGCTATTGTATGTGGTGCCGGTGGAGTGGCTATCGGAATCTTACAAAATACTCCTGCTGTTGGCGAAGCTGCCAGGGTAAGAGTATTAGGTACAAGTAAATTAGTTATGGATGCAGCGGTTGATGAAGGCGTCCCCATAAAATCTATTGCCGGTGGAGCTGGTACTCCGGTTACTGCCGATAAGGATTTTGCCGGAGCAATAGACATAGAAGCTGCCACTCTTAGTGGTGACATCGTAGAAGTCTTATTGACACACATGTATTACGCTGCATAAGAAAAGAAAAAATTATAAATAGAAAGGAGATGAAATTAGATGCCAGAACCAAACAATGTTCATGTTGACGCAATATTAAGTAACATATCCATAAAATATAGTAATGCTGCTTATGTAGGATTACAACTAATGCCGATTGTGCCGGTAAAAAAAGAATCCGATAAGTATTATATCTATAATTCCAAGGCAGATCGTTTTAGAATCCCTACAACTTTAAGAGCTCCTAAAACAGAATCTAAAACTGTTGATTGGAAGACAACTACCGATACCTACCAGTGTGAGGAGCATGCATTAAATGACCTGATCGATGATCGGGAAAGAAATAATGCAGATAAACCCATAAACCCCGAGGTAGATACAGTAGAATTTTTAACGGATATTATTGAGCTTGCCCAGGAAAAAAGGATTGTAGACTTATTGACTGGGGCAAGTATGACTCATAATGCTACCATTGCCGTGAAATGGGAAGATTACGTAAATTCTGACCCTATAGGAGATATCGAAACCGGGAAACAAGATGTCCACAGCAGGATATTCAGAGAACCTAATACTCTTCTGTTAGGAAAGAGTGTTTACGATAAATTAAAACATCATCCTGATATCCTGGATCGCATTAAATATGTCCAAAAGGCAGTTGCTACTGAAGATTTAATGGCCAGCATATTAGGAGTAGATAAGGTTGTAGTTGGAAAAGCAGGCTATAACACTAAAAAAGAAGGACAGACTGCAGTATATGATTATCTCTGGGGCAAATATGCCCTGCTTGCCTACGTAGAACCTCGACCGGGAATCAAAAAATTCTCTTTAGGATATACCTTTAAAGTGGGTAACAATATAGTACGTAGAGCAAGAATGGAAACCAAACATTCTGATTGGTTTGAACCTTCAATGATCGTAGATGAAAAATTAGTTTGTGTAGATTGTTCATATCTTATGAAAGCGTGCATAACTTAGAACATCTGAGAAAGACAACAGAGAGGGAGAAATATTCATCTCCCTCTCTTAGAAGATTATAAAAAAGGAGATTAAATATTATGGGAATTGATAAATTTCGTAGGAAAGTAGTTTTCCCTTCTGCAACCTTAGATGGTATTGATGTATATTCAGCATTGAGTAAGGCAGCAATACAGGGAAAAGTATATTATGTTGATGGCAATGCTGGAGACGATGATCATGATGGTTCAAGTTGGGATTTAGCAATGAAAACATTGGCTGTTGCTTTGGCTGCCAGTCATGCAAATATTGCAGCAAGTTCTAGAGGTTGGGCTGCAAGAAATACGATTTATTGTAAAGGTGATGCACTCGTAGAAGATTTAGTTCTACTTGCTGATAAAACTGATGTTGTTGGAGTAGGTAGTTGTAATGCTAACCCATATTGCAGGTTAACCGGAAATCATGTTATACCGACAGGATCTGGTATGGGATGTCATTTTTATAACATGGAGTTCTGGGGCGATGGCGGGATTATATTTAAAAATACCTCCAATGGCGGACTGGAATTTCATAATTGTAGATTTGTGGCCAATGCTGCCGAAACTATAGGGCTTCAATTAGTAAAACCCGATTATGTAAAAGTAATAGGTTGTAAATTCCTACCAAAATGGAATACTGGCGTAATGTTTTCTACCGCAGCTATTGACATCCCAGCAGGTAATGCTACTGAATGTGAAATTGTAGATTGCCTTATTTACGGATCTGTAGGAATAGCAATCTATAATTCAACATTTTATGCTTGTAGTTTGAGAGGTAATACTATCTATGCAACTACTTTGACCGTTGACGAGAACTCTGATGACTGGTTGGTAGTAAATAATCACTTAATAAGCGCTGCAATTATGGCTAGTGGATTTGATTGTGAACTTCCTTTAATGTGTGGAAATATCTTAACTGGTAGTGATGGAACAAGAACCTTACCATTTGCAACTATAACTTAGAAGGAGAAATTGTTTATGGCTTTTTGTGAAAGCATTGATGTATTAACTAATATAAGCATGGCTACGTCTAATGTGCCTTCTGCACTTTTGGCGAAAGCCATCATTAAAGCCGATGCGGAAATCAGGGCAGCCTTTTCTTCTGATATGTTGGTTGCCCTGGATGCCTTAGCGGAAATTCCGGCCATTATAAAATCTTTATCCGAGGATATTGCTTCTTATTATGTTATGAGGGGGATATATTCTGGGAATACGCCAAGTATAAATGCCTGGATAGATCGATATAAAGATGCGAAGGAAACTTTAAAAGAAATTGCCAAAGGTACGATACAAATTGAGGGTGTTGATGTAGAAGTAGGAGGAATTCAATCTTCTACCAGTGGGTATAAAAGGACATTTGACGAGAGGGATGAGACAAATTGGATAACCGATGAAAATAAATTAGAGGACTTAGACGATGACTGATAATGGAGCGATGATCGGTTTAGAGATAAAAAATAATGAGGAAATAAGAGCCCTATTAAAAAAGGCCGGGGATAAAGCCAAAGATCTTAGGATCCCTTTAAAACGGTCCGGAATATTAATGTTAGGTTCGATTGATAAGAACTTTAGGGCGGAAGGTAGACCTACTAAATGGGCTCCGCTTTCCCCTATGACTATAGCTATGCGGAGAAAAAAAGGGAAAGGAGCGAAAATCTTACAGGACACCGGACACGGGAGAGGTTCTATTGTCTATAAAGTGGTTTCTAACCAGGAAGTTCAGATAGGGACTCCATTAAAATATATGGAAAAACATCAAACAGGCGGCACTATTAATATCCCAGCCAGGGATATATATCCGGTAAATGCAAAGGCTTTGCATTGGGTTAGCGACGGAAAAGACGTTTTCGCAATGCATGTCCATCAGAATGCCAGGACAGCTAAGATACCGCAGCGTAAATTTTTACTTTTTCAGGAAGAGGATGAGAAAAATATCGTGAAGATCTTTACGGAGTATTTAGAGGAGATAGTGAAATGAAATTAGAGACTATTTTTAACAAAGTGAAAAGTATTTTAGAAGGGGATATCGTTTTAAGCGATTATATTAAAATTGTATATTCGGGGACCAGGGATAATATTCCGGTTAATAACTTCCCCTGTCTTATTCTAGAGCCTACCAATGCACCGGAAGAGCCAATAACCATGCCTCACAATACAGAAGTGGCTTTTACCTTAACCATTTTTGGTTATATTAAGATTTTTGATGTAGATAAGCAAATAGTCGGGGATACTATCATTGCAATAATATCCCTCGGGTCCGGTGGATCAGGATATACCGAAGGGGATGTTATTACTATAATTCAAGCAGGCGGTTCTCTCGGGACGGCAACTGTCAATACGGTTGATGGTTCAGGGGTTATCCTTACCGTTATCCTTTTGGATAATGGTTTTGGATATACTGTGGCTAACGGGTTAGCAGTAACTGGCGGAAGTGGCACTTCGGCAACTATAAATATTTTGACCGTTAATACTATTAAAGGTATTCTTGATCTTAATTTCGATATCAAAAAAGCTCTTGGTGCTCATATAGATCTTGACGGAGAATGTCTCTATTATAGTTTTCCTAATACCAG